TAGTAGCAGGTACAGCAGGTATTTTAACGTTAACGTTTTTCAGTGAACGGTCACCTGTACTTAGCTTACCGTCACCGATATCCGATCTACGTGTATTAGATGGTGAATAAAAAGGGACTTCTTCTGCTTCATCCTTTACAGATACCGGCTTAATATCGATTCTATCTTTACGCTTGTTTTTATCAGGTACTGGTTCAAGATTTGGTGTAGTGTCAATCTTATTTAAAATAAACGACGGTACAACTACACCTTTACCGAGTCTCCCGCCGCCTGTATCTTCGCTAACTTCTACATTATAATCAGGACCGACATTGTCTGGGTTACCAACTCCCATCACTGCAGGGTATTTGTTAATTACATTAGTAACACGGAGAGTATTGCCGCTATCAATGAGGTTTTTGACCGCGTCGAGAATAGCGTCTGATTGTGTTTTAAAAAATTCGTGCTTTAAAGCATCATCCTTGAATTTAACAATGTTACCAACAAGAAACCCACTGTGGTTTAATGCTGTTAGTGCACTCTCATATAATTTTAAAAAACGCTTCTTCATCTATTATTATTTATTGCTAGAGGGTCAATAAACCAATTATCGAAACCAAGAAAACTAATAAATATATACGTGGCAACCATTAAACTACCATCTCTTGTAGAGCAACCTAGTAAAACGAAAAATGGTTATCTTTATAGAGATTTACATCTTGATTTTACACCTGTATACGGCAAATCACCGTACGGTGCTTATACACAAAATAACGAACTCTTAAAGGAGCAAGAAATAGTGGATATCGTAGCTGACTATGATTTAGGAGCTATACGAAATTCACTATACAATATATTCACTACGATTCCTGGTCAAAAAATTTTAAACCCTTATTTCGGATTAAATTTAATGCAGTATGTATTTGAGGCTTGTGATGAGGATATAGCGAATTTAATCGGTAATCAAATTGTATCCGGTGTTACAACATACGAACCACGTGTAACGCTTGACAAAGTAAAGGTAACTGCAGAACCAGAAAATCAACAATACACTATCAATATTTTCTTTTCAGTACCAACACTTGGGAACACTAGCTTTAATCTCATAGGAATATTAAGTACTTCAGGCTTTAACTTCACTTAAAATATAACATGTCAACAAATAACAAATATAACGACTTTAATTTACCCATTGATGGGTATGCTGCATTCGATGCTTTAAGCTTAAAGAACCTTATAATAAAGCGTTTAAATTCTACAGGTGATTATACAGATCAACGCTTTGAAGGGAGCAATCTTTCATCGATAATCGATATTATTGCATATGCATATCACGTCTTGTTGTTCTATTTGAACAGAACAAGCGCTGAGAGTACATTTACAACTGTAGAGCTTTACGAAAACGTTAATAAAATTGTTAAACTTATTGGTTACAACCCTATCGGTGTACAGACCGCTATACTCCCATTTAAAGCATCGAGTAATGCCAATTTACTGCCAGATACATACACTATACCCCGTTATTCATACTTTAACGTAAATGGTAAAGTATACTCGTTTAATTCAGATATAACATTTACCAAGACGACGAGTGATACAGAAACACTCACAGATTTACAAGACAATAATTTACTCTACCAGGGATCGTATACTGAATACCCATCATACTTTGCAACAGGTGCTCCCTTTGAGACACTCATACTAACTGTAGTGGATCCAAACGGTAATAATATCACTATTGACCATTTTAATATCGATGTATATGTGAAGAGTAGCTTGCAGGGATCTAAGTGGGAAAAATGGCTTTCAACACAATCTCTATTTCTTGAAAAATCAAACGCAACAAAATATGAAATTAGATTAAATGAAAGTGGACGATATGAAATTAAGTTTGGCAATAACATTACCGGTAAGCAGCTCGATGTAAATTCAGAGGTCGCTGTTTATTATATACAGTCAAATGGCATAACAGGTGAAGTCGGGCCTAGTCTACTCGATGGAAGATCATTGTTCTTTTACAGTACTGCAAGATTCAATAGTATTAAAGCTGATACCATTTCACCGAATTTAAAACTAATAACCTCAACAGAGACTTCTAACATAACATTTAAAAATATTGATTCATCCACTAAATTCGTGGAACGCGAAAATGTTGAAAGCATTAAAGCTAATGCACCTAATACATTTAGGAGTCAGTTTCGTCTTATTACATCTGAGGACTTTATTAATTACATTAATAAAAATTACAGTAACATTATTGCCTCTACACAAGTTGTTAATAATTGGGATTATATATCAGGGCATTTAAAATATTATTTTGATCTCGGTGTCGCGAAACCAAATATTGAATCAAGAGTACTATTTAACCAAGTAAAATTTGCTGATTCAAGCAATTTCAATAATGTTTACGTATACGCGGTACCCAAACTCGTAAAGACATCTTCTGTCACAACAAGAACAAATTATCTGAATAATGCACAAAAGCAGCTCTTACTAAATGACCTACAGGATGTTAAGCTAACGACTGCAGAGCTTATTGTAAATGATCCCGTTTATGTAGAAGTAGATCTTGGAGTAAAATCACCTTCCGAGACTCTAACACCTAGCATAGGAGATGATACATTTTTGGTAATAAATCGATCAGTAACATCTAAAAAAGACACTACCCTGCTTAAACAACTAGTATCAGAAACGATTATAAATTATTTTGCAACTACGAAAGACAATCTCGGTCTACTTGTCAGTATAACAGACCTAACAAATCAAATATTAGCGATTGACGGTATAACAAACGTCACCACGCAGCGTACTGTAGATGAGCAAGTATATACAACACCTGGTATTAGCTTGCTAATATATAACCCTGTCTACCCGTACAGCGACATTAATATTTTCACACAAAATGTTAAGCTCCCATATTTTAAGTACCCGTATCTCAAGGACGCACTTAATTTTATTAATAAAGTTGTTGTAGTGACACCTTCAATACAATCATTAATTAAGGAATACTAATGACATACAATATTCAAGATACATATGTCTATTTTGAAGTTCTTGACTATAACGGGACAAGTACCCTATCTGCATACACACTCGACATTACACCTCTCAATTTTATACCTGATTTTACAACTTCTAATATACTGTCAGGTACAAGAATTATATCAAACAAAAATTTAAGATGGGACTTCGGTGACGGTACATTTTCAACCGATCTAAGACCAACACATACATATAAATGGCCAGGTCAATATACTGTCACGCTAACAATATTTGATAGTGACGGTAACGCATATGATAGTACATTTTCTTGTACTGTACAAATATATGACTATATTTCAACACAAATTAATTTTCAAGATTATAGAGGGTTAATATATGATGTACCCGCAGGTAGATTATCCGATCCACTATATGTAAACGTGTATGATAGTTGGCAAAATTATAATGCGTTGAGTGGGACGGGGTATACGATAAATCTGTACGCATCTGGTGCTGCTGGTGATTACAACTACACACCTCTCGATGTTACTGATAAGTGGGACCATTTACGTAGTTTAAGTCGATTCTATCGTGAGAATAAAACACCAACCGGTGAAACAGAATATCTTGAAATAGAAAGCTTAACAGCTGCACATACAGAAATGTACGTTAAGCTTCAAGACAATCAAATAGTGCGGTGCAATGCATCAGATGTCGGTAGTGTATTTGTTGGTATTACAGGTACAGGTAAATTTTGGTATACTGATGAACGACCGAATGCTCTACTTACAGAGAATAACCCTATTATTATATTCGCAACACTTGATAATTCTAAATTTAACGATGCTTATACACAACGAATGCAAACGTTTAAATACGTAGATTACCCGATAGCAGGTTTTCAGAATATAGAACCTGCTGTATTCCCTGCTTTAAAAGTTAGGTTTAATTCAGCAGACCGTCTTTCAATAACTACAACAGGAATAGACGGTGAAGGAACACTATCTACGACAAAATTTGAAATACCGAATGTTTCATGGCAAGAGACGGAAATACCGTACGTAATAAAATTTAAAGACAAACATGGGTTCACAACAAAAAACTACCCACCACTTTCTTCATCATCAGCAAATCCCCCCCTCTTGCCACCGGAGTTCTATAATATAGAAACAGGTATTTCATATTTGAGCGGTGATCAATATTATCCTCTTGAAGGAGTAAAATTTTACGAAGACTTCACCCGTCAATCACCACAGAGTCTCGGCGCATTCTATAAAGGATATTTTGTTTCATCACAGTCTTCAGAAAATTGTATTCTGACGGCTGGTGTAGTTGTTATAGAGCCACCTCATTATGAAAAGGATTCATTGCTCGGCTGGGTCCTAGTACCTCAATATAATTCCGCAATAAGAGTATTACGAGAGGTGAATTATAATGAATTTACACACACAAAGACAGTCACATTAATTAACGATCAATCTGTAATTCCTGTTGCAGATAATAGAAATGCATTCGCTGTAGCTGTATCACCAGTCGGCACCGATAAGAGCTCAGATGATTACGAGACATGGTTCGCTGACGCTGTTAATGATAGAATATTTAAATATGACGTATATGGTAACCCGGTTGAGAATGGTCTATATAATCTTTCGGCGGTACCGACACTGATCAATAATCAAATTGTTGATATTGATTATAGAACTACAGGATCGAATCTTATTTCTGCTGCAGCTGCGCCTAACGGTATTGTTATTGATAGAGATGAAAATATTTGGGTAACATTGCTCGAGAGCGGATCTGCTATAAAAATAGATTCAACACGTAATGTAGTTACTGCAGTAGCAACACCATCAGGCGCCACTAACTTTAGTTATGCACTGAGTTCCGATTATTTAAATAACGAAGGCTTTGCTGGTGAAAACTTAATACTACCGTCATCAATTGATACCGACCGTAATAACGATATATGGATTACATATACACATCCTATTTTCAATTACCTAATCAAATACCAAGGTACCAACAATTTTACAATATTTGCTGAAACAAAAAAGGAGATACAATTCCCGGCAGGTATTGCCCCAGTAGAGGTTTGTATAGATAGAAATAACTACGTATGGGTAACTGCTAGAAACCATAACGTACGTGGATCTGTATTCGGCGAGTTTAATGACTACCTATACAAGTTTGATTTAGATGGTAATATACAAAATGGGTTCCCTCTAAGCGGATTTCAGCAGATTGGTAATATTACAGTAGACGGAAGTCAAAATGCATGGGTTTCTCATGACAGGGAATTAATAACAAAAGTTGACGCGTTTACAAACGAACGCACCGATTATATCGCGGGTGTAGGTAATAACAAAACAAATTATATTTGTAGTATTGGTGGTATAACTTGCGATACATCTAATAATATTTGGGTTATTAATAATTTCGATCGAAAGTTATACATGATCAATGGTAATACGATACCTCAGCCTCAGTTATCCTATGTTACTGTCGCTGATCTCGTATTCCCATCAGCAGGTCTACCTGTACTTAGTAGCTATACCACCCCAATTGAGGTTCTACCAAATCAATACAGTGACGGTCTTCAGGAATTTCAAGCCACTGGAGACTGGAATGGTTACCGTTGGATAAACAAATACGCGGCACCTGTCACTACAGTGAGAACCATTACCGGGTCTTCCAATTTATTCAATATATACCCGTCAAGCGGTAAATACGGTATTGCAAAAATAAACGAGAGCTGGGACGCGTCTGGATACTATAATTCTCTACGGTACCAGGAGTCACTTCTCGATAAAGAAGTATTTTTTGATAAATTTCTCGGTGTAATTGTTGGTAACGCTGCATCGCAGCCATATGAATTAGGTAAAACAGTATACGAAAAAATCGCTAATTTTGTCGACAATAAAGCTGATGTTGATAAAGTTAATATCGACTCACTTCTTTCACTCTGTAAGGAATTAACTGTTGATTTTGAGGAGTATAATTACCTATACCCGCCGCAATTAAAACGTATAGTAGACATGTTATCCATAAAGCAGAGCAAGCTCTGGGGATCAAGAAATAAATACGCTCTTAATTTCGATAACCGTGGTACAACAATGCCAAACGACACGTACGGTATAAATTTAAGTGCAAAATTAGATATAACTTCTAGTTATATTGTACCAGGTATACCAATTGTAGCAAAAGAACTCTTCTCTGACGTATATACTATTGTAAATACAAACTACTTCACAGAATCAACAATACCTCTCCCTCTATCGTCATATACACCTAGTTGGGGTTGGGGACTCACAGCACCAGCATCGATATCCGGTACTGAAATAGGAAATTATTACAATTTTTATCAATACAATTCTAAATATAGCGATGAGTATTATGACAATGTAATAGATTGGAATAGTGTATTTACAACTCTCGCACCGACGAACAGCTCTTATGATACATGGAGTACGGATGATGGAATAATACAAAATATTCTTAGCTATGAATTAACAAAAGGCTTCCGGTTATTTACTTCTGGTGTTGATGTTACCTATAACAGCTAGTTTCTGTTAAATAATAGTGTATGGCCGATGCGTTACAATTTATAGATGAAAGAATAAACGATTCAATTACGGCACGTATACCTGTCGATAATCCCGTTGATACGCTACAACCGTTAACATTTACAGAATGGCTCAAACGCAATACAGAACTGCTCACCACAACTGGTGATTTTTTGACGAGATATCAATCATATCTTACAAATTGGTATGCTGCAAAGGATATCACAAAGCAAGAAGCTGTAACAGAGATACAAAAATATTACACAAATCTTATTAATGACATCGTCATTAACTATACAACAACTGACGAAAAAAGATATCTCAAAAATATCGACATTAGTAATAACCGAGACCTTGCAATCGCTGTACCTTTCTTTGCAAAAAAAATTAAAGATATTTGCATTTATTACAGTACATTAAGAGATGATGTTCAGACTTCTGCCTTGAGTTTTAACTTAAAGGGATCAAATACCGGTATTGCAGATTTAATTTATGTAAACCTCACAAAAGCTCTGCAGGCACAGGATATTGTTGATTTATTCAGTACGTTAAATTTATCCCTAGCTGACGTACGCAATAATATCGTTATAGATGTAGAGGATTTATATGATACGTATGCGGATTATTATGATTTAAGTCCGACGTTACCTGCCTCTGCTTACGATACAAATACCGGGTTAAGAAATGATTATTTTAATTTAAATCAAAATGATGTAGATCCATATCTGTTCGGTAATTTTGATCAGAGCATTCTGCGGTCAATTCTTTCCTATCCGTTTTATCTTATAGAGCTTGACGGTAATTTTACTATAGACCCGCTTGTAAACTCTTCTCAGTTAAATCTACTAAAAGACAGTGACTTCATCAGCACTGTAAATGACGGTGACGTAAATAACTTAAATCTAGTAAACAAATCTCAAGAAATCACCAAATATATCGGGTCAGATTTTTATTATATTGTAACAGATACAACAACAGCCTTTACATCCGGTCAACTATTTACCGCTGATACAGAGTTTGCAAACTATTTAAACAAGCGTTACCCCTCTATTGCTGCAGTACCGAGTGAAGAATTTCTCAAAACCGGGTACGAGCTTGGTTTATTCTTTAAACCTGATAAAATCGGACTAGCTAATTTTACTAATTTTAAATTCACATCATTCGTTAACGTCGATGCACTGTCACCAGATACTGTCTACTACTTTCCGGATCCCGCTAAGTACGGAAATATTTCTGGTAATACAAAGCTGGAGTTCAAATCACCTTTAACGTTTTTTGAAGAAAATTATTTTAATAAGACTGATTATTCAAACCAATATAAGTTTGGTGACGCCAGTACAGATCCGTACTTTCAAACATTTCGCGCATATCAATCACGTGAACAAACGTTAAATCATACAAACTTCGGTGTCTCACGATATATTGACTCGCAGGATTTCTTTACAGGTAGTCAAGATACACTATGGAGCAATCCCGATGTATACCCGTTAGAATTAATTAGCCAATACCCAATAGATCTACGACAAAGCAATCTACTAACTCTGAATAAGACTCTATTTCAGTATAAGGGTGACGTCTACGGTAATGAATATGCTCTTTATAAGAGCGTATCAGAGATGAGCCGTGTCTCCGATATTTCACGTCCTAGAGCATTAGTTAATTATATTTTCGATGGCTACACTTTCTTCGATTCTCTATGCGGTCAAGGATATAATTTTAATTATACTGTTGCAGGTACAGCATCAAATGGTAAGATATTTTCTGGCGTCGTATTAAACACGAGTGTATCAGAACCAGCAAGCTTTTCCGATGGTGGTAATCCTACTATTATCACATCATATGATTTCGCGAGTAATTTCTTATATGAAGATCTTTTTGAAGATTTTGTCACAACGACATATACATGTACAGTAAAGGATGGCTTATACTTTACAAAGAATAATAACGGTATGTTACCAGATGTTCCGAGTGACATTGTATCATATAACCCGAATACCGGTTTACTATATTATAACGAATTAACTGACGGTGCACCCGCGCCTAACGCACCTTATGGTGTTGGTACATTTACGTATCAACCTGACTTTAGTTTAGATGCTCTTTCATATAACGGGTTTGATTATGATGGAAATGTATTTTATATAGACTCGTTGGACAGCGAACCCTGTACATTAGGTTCTTATACACATTCATACACAGAGCCGTCCAATTTTAAAGATATAAGACAGACCGGCCATGAAACAGTGTTAGACACATCAATTAATACAGTTTCTACAAAGAAACCGCTCTACTACACAAGAGCTGTAGAATACGGTGATCTTTACTTTAGAAACGCTAACAGTACAACCATTGGACCGGCATCTGCTACATTAAGTGCAGCGCTATTAAATTATCCACAGAACATAAAAGAAGAAATATACAACAAGCTCATTAATTTTGAAGTTTACTACGATGTCTTGCAGCTTGAAACAGAGAACTATTTAATTTTCGATAGACTGCAGTTTGACTATAATACAAACAGTATTACCGGATCGGTAAATGAATTTAGATACTTTAACCGCGGTGAATTACCGGACTTAGAACGGTTCTCTAATGTGTGGTTCAACGAAAGTGACAACACTCTTATGTTCTGTAAGACAACTTTATTACGTGATAGTTTAAGCGCTTCAAATTATAAGGTTGTATACCCCACGATATACAGAATTAATTTAAATAACCAGCAAATAAGTGAAATATACCCTGCAAAAGCGGTATCAGATCTTGTATTCAACGATTTAAGTGTATTCTCATTGAACGGTAAAGGTATTGAACTCAATATTGTGGAAATTGAAAAGCCAGTATTTAACTTTAGCCCTGAAACAGGCTTTTATACCCTTACATACCTCGGTAAAGATACAGCAGATTGCTTCTACATTGTAACTACACGATTTAGATACGTTAATAACACAGTACAGAACATTACATGTACCTTACACACACCTGTTATAGATGTATATGACATTACTTTTGGTAACCCGCAAGGCAGCCCATATCTCGAAACGTATACAACGCTTGGATCTGCAGCAGGTTACTTTAACGCCGCAGATAACACCTTTACATTCGGTTACGACGTGACAGCTTAATTAAGAGTAAGCAGATATTTTAGCGTATTTAACGTAGCAAGCATTTCGTCACGAATATTAAGCAAATCTGTATCAATATCCTTTAGCTCACTAGTTAATGCGGTCAAATATGAGATGTATGAATCAATCACCGTAAGATAACCATCATCAAAATTCGATAATTCAATACTATATTTTATACTCGCCTTTGTTTTACCGTATTTACCAATAAAGACCTCTACAAAGTCATCAATTAAAGTATCTAAGCTTTCATATGCCTTCCCGAACGCTTTATGCTGAGCATAGCTCGATGTCTGCCAATGAAAAATTCTTAATTGATTCTGTATTTCAAGAAGAGGTGTAATTAGTCTCACAATATTATTTATTCCTTCACGTTAAAAGCAGAGCATAGCAATGATACAGTATCAGTCTGTATAGTAGCTTGAGCTATAGGTAGATAGGACTCATAATCACCATAGGGATCTGCGGTAACTGCAGTTGTAAGTACATCTGTCGGAACGTTCACTGGTTGTTTAAACAAGGGGTTTTTATTAATTTTATCTAATATGAGTATCAGTAGTTGAAAAAGAACAATATCAGAGTTTGCCTCATTTACAAACTCTATAATATCATTTTTTATAAACTTACCCTTTAATACTTCAAACGGATTTGCATAATGACCAAATACAAAGTGTGGTAAATATTTGGTAGTTATTGTAGCACAATCCTTAATTACATGAAACGCAGACGGGGTCTGTATAGTTATACCTGTTTCTGGTCGATCTGCTGCTTTTTTAGCCGGACCGTAAAGCTTAGCCTCTTTTATTTGACTGTTTTGTAATATAAGATCTATAAATTTCATTTTCCGCAACACTTTAACATAGCTTCAATTTCATGCTTCATATAATTAATAGGATAATATGTAAATTTACAGGTATTTCTATCATAATACATTACACCGAGCTGATTAACTCGTCTACCTGTAATATTTTGAAACATATACGCATAGAGAGAGAGTTGTAAACCGTATATAGAGTACTCACAGGCGGGTAAGTGTTCGAGAGGTGTCAAGAGGTAATCATTGTATTGGCTATAAAGATTAAATTTCTTATTTGTCTTAATGTCAAATACACTAAAACCACCTTTATCCTCTACACGTATGATATCTGCTGTACCAGCAACCTTATACTCGTGATTATATACCTGATGCTCTATTAAAAGATCATCCCCTTTATTAATAATATTTAAATCTATATAGGCTTGTACCACATCAACAAATGATACATCGTATGTACCTAATTTATTGTATTGTTCAATAGCAGCATGTATTGCTGTACCATACTCTTTACTCTCATCGTTACTCTTCTTCCACTTTAACTTAATTTCTTCAACAGTTGTTTTTTCTTTCTTCGCTACCCTTTCAGCAATAAGATCAGCCTCGAACGGTTTCTTGAACTTATGCAGCAAAGTTGTCGCAGATGTATATTTGTCACCGGTATATGCGTTCTTATACGTGTGTTGTATGGGATCAAAGACAAGCATAGTAAATTATTCTAAAGAAACAATAAGAGATTTAATTTTTGAACTTAAATCTCTGACTATTTGTATACTCTCGTCTTTAAAAAGCTTAACATCCAAACAAGCATCAATAATACCATCGAGTGTTTTTATATCCGATATTGTAAGTTCTGTCTCTACCTCAATAAGTTCATTCTCGCTACTTGTATTTCCCATATATGTATATATTATACTAATATAACCAGATTTCAACAAAATGTTATTGTTTAAATTTAAACCAACAGAAAAAACATTCTTATGGCTTGAAGAGCATAAGATTAATTGCTTGGCTATGGAAGCGGCTTTGACTCTCCTCTATAGTGAGATTGAACCAACAATTCTAACACGAACAAAGACACTAACCATTCAAGTACTCTACGGTGCTGATGCCAGTGAGTATACATTCACTACCGACAAAATTTGTCTATGTGACAAGCCCGATGATAATGCAAAATCAAATAAGCAAATGAAGCTCGCTATTTTTGATCATTTTCTACATGAATTTCGTCATTGGATGCAAAGCAAAATATACAAGGTTAGTTGGACGAAATTAACGTACGATGAGGAAGATGTACAGCGAAACTCGCACGCATATTTTAGGAATGAATACGAAGTTGATGCACGAAGGTTTGCACGCGCGTATCTAAAGAAGTATTATAGATATTATAAACATTTCGAAAAAAGTTAAACTAATTACCTTGACCGTGGTTATTCATAAAAGCCTGCCATATTAGCTCGAGATATTTAACCTTCAATTTACTCATAGTACAATTTGTACATCCCTGAACAGATATTTCACTGAGTTCATGCTTATACTGCTCACGTAATGCCTCGCAATTCGGTATATTGTCAGGACAACTGTCTTCAATATTAAAAAATCTATTATAGTCTACATGCATGTTTCCACTAATTTAGCTTCCGCCTCTCTTCGCTCAAGAAGACCATCTAAGCCTTTACCTTCCCAGATTCTTTTCATCTTACGAAATTCCTTAGCAATCCCCTTATAGTTCTTCTTCGGAACCAAGTCTCTTATGTTCCTCATCTCTACACGACTGTCTCCAGTCAGTGAAGAACCTCTATTGAACACTAAAGACACAATAGCGCCATAAGCATCATCGCAGAGTTGATCTAAACCAGGAAACGCTCTTTCAGCAAGTCTAGAAAACTTTGTCCAGATAAGATTATTGAAAATATCTAATGCTTGATCCCAAGCTACTACTATGCCACTATTCTTATGTTGACTTGTGTAATCTTTACCAGACTGTCCTTTCTTACCAGATGCACCTTTAACAATATCTAATTGCTTCTTTGGCAGGAAATTAAATATCTTTTCTAATTCAGTAGGTGTGTAGTACGCGCAATCGATTCCTATTCCAAGAGTCATTCCACTAGCCCCTCCTGGCCATGTAGGTTTAGCTAAAAATTTATCATAGTATGATTTACCTCCGCCTACTTCATATTTTAAAATTAAATCTAATGCTTTAGGTGATGGTTTTTTCATATTATTACCCCCGAAATATCATAATCGTCTTCTTTTGTATTGTGAGTTAAAATTACTTCCTTCTGTTCTACTATAACTTCTCCCTTTACTTCAGCGTTTGAAGCACTGTTATATTTTAACTCTACAGCAGCTTGAACACCGAGATATGAGGCAATGATAATGGCAAATATCTCTATGGTCTTAGAAAAAAGAGTCACAAAAGCTGTTACATGCTCTGGCATCTGTATAGCTAAAAGAATAGCAACACTAGAGTAATATAGAGCAGCTAACATTAAGACTGATGTGAAGATAATAAAGAATTTCTTCGAAGAAAGATGATTAGTATTCTCCATCTTTGTTTTTAACACAGTAGGTGTATTGGGTGGAGCAACACCATTCTGCAAGAATGCAGTCGTGGATTTAGCTATATTGACAATATTCTGCCACATATAGATATTTATCTTTTAAAAAAGTTTAAACCCACTATTCATTCTAAGGTAGACATAACCACCAATCACGCCAAGAAGAGCTACGATAATAATATTTCGCCAAAGAATAGCTAAATCCTTCTCTACTAACTTCTTTTGCATAATGTTAAGATCTTTTACCATCCTGTCTCTCATTTCTTGTTGCTTTGTACGTTCAGCATCAAATTCAGATCTAGCTTTTGTTAAGAGCTCATTGTCTTTCTTTAATTGAATAGCAATATCCTTATCCTTTAAAAGATTATCGTAATCCGTAGAGTTAACTACTACAACTTTATCACTCTTATATTGTTCTGGAACAATTACAATCCTCTGTTTTGAGTCATTAACCTGTATTGGTTTTTGATAAACAGCACTAATTTGAATTCTTTTCTTAGGAGGGTTAATTAATTTTGTAGTTTCACTGATATAACTCTCAGCCAAATCAATTCTAGCTAAATCAATGGAATCTTTAGTAGCATAAACAGACTGACTTACTGCTTCTGTTTGTTTTTCGGTGTATACGGTACACCCTGTTAAAAGCATACACACTAAAGCTAATCTTTTCATATTAATATATTTATTTAATTTACTCAAAACATCAAACGGTACTATTGAACAGTCCCCAAAACTCTCCCACCCACAGGTTTATTACGAACGTTACTGTATCCTATTATATAAGGACCCGGGACACCAGTGCTTCCTATACTGCTTGTGCCTCCCTCTAAAAGACCGTTATTAGTAATTGTTGTTGGTCGTGTGAGCTGAACGGCAGGACCGCCCGGTACGTTAATAATATAATCAAGAACAGCTACACCGCCTCCGCCGTTGCTCCCTGACCAGCCAAGCGAACCTGATCGATCATAAAATGACGCTCCACCACCACCGGTACCGTAACCACCATATACAGAGCCTCCGCCTCCACCGCCTGACCCACTTGCGTGGTCATTACCACCGCCTTGACCATTACCACCTCGCGCACCATTAGGAGAACCACCGCTACCACCGCTACCACCGGATCCTTGACCGCCACCGCCACCTCCGCTTCCTCCTCCGGCCGAAACAGAAGCACCGCCATATGAAACTGTAGTACCACCGCCGCCATTACCACCCGCAGACGTGCCACGACCACCGGACTGACCACCGCGACCACCACCACCAACACTTATACTCATTACACCACCCGGTGAAACAGAAATTGTACCGGCCCTAGTACCACCTGAACCTCCGCCCCCGCCTGCACCTCCATTATTCACCTCCTGCCCAGTACCACCACCACCACCACCTGCAACAACACGTACATTAACACTTGCCACGCCTACAGGTATAGTCAGACCATGGCCACCAGGTCCATAGGTATGAGATCTCGCACCATTTGGCTGCGGGGCCCCGACTACGGATCCATTATTAACGAAGGATACAGTTGAATATTGATTGAGACTATTTACATTATTTGAACTTGTACCTATGCTAAGAGCGGGTAGACTCACACTTGTAGAGCCAACACGACTATTGTTTGTTAATGTAATAAAAAAAGGTATCGTGGGATTAGAAAGTAAAAATCCCGGGTATAGTACATTTACACGCGCTTGCGCATAGTCATATAAATTATAATTGTTTATCGGCGCATTAATGAATACATCAACGAGTAAACCGTATTGCTTTCCTTTAAAATCAGATATACTTAGCTCTCTCGAGGCTTCTACAGGGATAGGCGGCTGCAACGGTGTATAATATTTGATCTTATCACCGTAATAGTCAGTCATATCGACTAACCGGCCCCTTACAATATCCGGATATGCCTTATATAAGAAAAATACATCGGCAATATCCTCGAGAGAAATCGGTCCAGATACTGGCAGAGGTCCATAGTTATTAGCCATATACCTAATTATTTATAATTATTTTGTAGTATTAGCCTTTAATTCCTTAATAGCTTGAATTAAGAGAGGTATGATTTTTTCGTAATTTACTGCTTTGTAGCCATCTTCACGTGTTGTAACAGCTTCTGGGATAATCGCCTCTATTTCTTGTGCAAGCACACCGACATCGTGTCCAGTGCGATTTGACTGTAATTCGGTATTCCAATCGTATTCAACACCGGTGATTCGATCTATTTTCTCTAAAGCACTGGATATCGGGGTAATATTATTCTTTAAACGCTCATCAGATGTTGTAAACGCCGTAACGTCACCACCTGCATTAATATCACCTGTCGTTGTAAGGGTACCAGTTATACGTGTATTGCCATTAACATCTAGTTTTGCAGCCGGTGACGATGTACCTATACCAACATTACCATTCAGATCAATTCTAGCGCGCTCATTGTTAGATGTATAAAGAGCTAGTGTATTTGTAGCGGGTATACCAATTCGAGTATTTGCATCATTAAGTTCAAAAGCTGAGCCATTCGCACCGCTTACTCGCACTCTCGCTCCTGCAGGATCGTTAATCTGTAGATTAGTCACTGGCTCTATACCACCAACACCAATTTTACCATCACCGGTTACGCGGATTTTTTCTGAAAAATCACTACCATTGCGTATTAATAAACTTGCGGAATAATCAAGATATGTATTCTGTCCATCGACAGAAAATTGACCTGTAGAACCTGAGTCTGACGTTCCGATACGAATACCTGACTCAACGCCTGTAGATTTAATGTAACCGATGACATCAAGCTGTTGTGTCGGTGTAAGAGTACCAACACCAACACGGCCACCTGTATAGAGATTGCTGTCTGTATTGATATTACCTGTAGCGCTAACATTACCAACGACAGTTAGTCTTGTTGAGCTGCCTGGTACAGGTGTCATACCAATACCTAAACTACCGTAGTTGTCTACTATAAATGCCGGCTGGTTAGCGTTAAGAGTATTGGTATTATCAATTCTTAGAGCCGGTGCGGTTCCTAATTGTCTAATATGAAGCGCTGCCGCGTTGTTTCTTTGAACGACAGCAGTAACAGAATTAGTTAATGTACCACCTGATAGAGGAAGATACCTATTACCGACAAATGTTCTGTCGGCGTTTGAGGATGTGCTTATTTCTGTATCAACGTACACCTTGTTTGTCAGATCATTATCATGAACAGGTAATGTAGGTACAGTTATATTTGTAGTACTGCTAATTGTACCGAATACAGTTGCTTCCCCGCTGAGGGGTACGTAGTTATTACCAACGTAATTCCTAGTATATAGCTGATCACCTGCTGTAGCTACACTTACTAGCGTATCAACGTAGGTTTTATTTGTTGCATTAATACCTCTTCTTGGTAATTCGTAAACAAATGTTTGATTACTACTTAAATTAGCAGTATAGAGATCTACATTTAAGTTTAAAATAGATTTAGCCGTATCGAGTGTTAGATACTGTGAATTAAAGAGCAATTCACCCGTTGTATAACTAAACGGTGAACCGTAAACAGGGTGTGCATTTACCCAGAGATTGTCCTTATTTAGTATATATAATAAATTGGTAGGCGCACCGTCAGTATTTTGAGTTTCAAATACCGAATCACCGGGAAATGGGTTGGATATAGTCTCTTTACCTGCATTTGTAACAGTAGATTTGTTACCAACAATAACACCTCCAAGTGTAACACCGTTGCCAGCAAATAGTCTCTCAGTGTCTGTTGTAAAACCTAGCTCGCCTTGCGATAGAACTACATTCTTACGGTCAAAGTCTGTACCGCGTCGTATTAGAAGCTTGACAACGGTGTCAGATGTAACTTGAATAGTATTAGCCATTATGATTATTTAATATCGAAGCGTTGAATTCAATTAACTCAAATTTATAATTCGAGTTTTATCATAAAAATTTTCAACTTCAGCAGCTATAACTGATAGTATATTTGTTTGAATATTGTGAATAATCTCAAAAGGTCTATTAATGATATTGTTTTGAAATATTTCGTTCATGCCTATATAATTTGTTAAATCTTGCTGAAACCGTATAGAACTAAATTCACCCGGAAGCAAATACCTTTCACCGACAAATAAAGTGTCACCACTAGCGGGATCTTTTTTAAAAAGAAATTTACTAGCGATTTCATCTCTAAGTCTCATATGATTAATAAGCAATTTTGAAATCGCTTTATTAATTACCCAGTTTTGTATATATTCTTCTGAATTAATTTTTATTTCATTAAGATCATACACATCAAATTCTCTATCAGTAAGCAAGCTAACAATATTAATATTATCTTTGTAAATAGATATCTTACCTACGTTGTTTGCTGAGCTAAAAATAAAATTATAGTCGTATGAGCCAGTACTATCACTTTTAGCAATAGATGAAACGGTACGTATTGTTTCATCTGTATTAACTTTGAAGAGATTGAATAGATATTTACCAACAATGTCATCAGGATTGCTCAATAAACTCTTATATACATTTTTATCCGTATATAGATAAAATACATTGCTGTCTGAAGGAGAAAACACAATCCGCTTAACTGCTCCCTTATCACCTGTTAAAAGATCAATATCTATTACAGTCTTATCTGTAAAATCACCATTATACTTGTAAACAATATTAGCATTCGTTACAACATACGGTGACCCGCTACTATCGTGGTTTATTTGTATGGGATACGCGGATAAGAAGTCTCTAAATAGTCGATACGTTGTTAACCAGTTTAAATTTTTATCATATTTCTTAATACAACTATTACCAGAATCGAGAACATATAGTTCTGAGTTATAATATGTAATACTCTCAGGGCTGTTAAACTTTGTTGTATCATCAAACCCACCATACCCACCAATACGGGTTTCGTATGTTAACGTGTTACCTAATATGTTATCATCTGTAACAAACCCTGCTGCATTATATTTTATGACAGAGTTAGCACTTAAATCAAGTACATAAAGTGACGTGTTATCACCAAATGCAAAGTCCTGTATCTTGCCCCATTTAATAGTTGATCCATCAAAGATAGTATTTGTACTAAGAGCGGTTACAATGCTAGTAAACGTTGTATCGCTATTAAACACAACTAGCGACGGTCCAGAGGACGCAAAAATTGCATACTGATCTAAATCAGCATTATACTGAACAGATAATGCATTGCAGTTATCGAGATTTGTTATATTACCACTAGTAAGACTTGTAAATTGACTTGTACTGAGATTTCTATAATATGAGAATATATTATTAAAAACACCTGCAGTCGCAATAGAAGTAAGTGGCATGAGGTTAGACGCAATATGAGACATCTTATACAGGTAAAGGTAGTTATCGTAAAGCTTTGATATAATATTATTAATATTAAAATTCGTAACAGTGTCGTTTTGCTTTATTTTAATTTCATCAAAGTTTGAATATGGTAACTCTAGGGGTGTTCCTAGATACCGATCAAAGATAATGCCATTATTCTCTATGATATTATTAATATTCATTGTTTTTTAATTCACCCACTTAATTTTATTTAGTTTTGAATAGACAGGAGCAGAGTTAGCAAGTACTATAGCTATTCTTTCCTCGAGAGCTTTTCTTAACTCTTCATTAGTAATACCAGTATTACGTAAAACAATATTATATTGCGTAGATTTTGATCCCGGGATAGTAGCTTTAAAATAGCGCTCTATTTCTTCGAGGTAATTACGTCTACCACACGGAATATCAAAATGAATATCCTGTATATCTCTACTTTCACGTGCATGCATAACAATATCACAATCATTGAGTGGTATGCTGTATAGATAAAGATTACGGATTTTTACATTATCTATAATATAAGAGTCTTTCTTAAGATACTGATACAGAGGTGTGGAGTTGTTAAAGCATGATGTACCGATAAGAAACGGTCGATAGAGTAAATTACTAAATTTATATTTTCTAGGCGCAAATTGTACATCACCAGATTTTTGACCATCCACAAATAGCGACATAAACCCGTGATATGCATCGAACCGTACAGCAAAATGATGATAACCAGGGTCTAGCCCTGAAAGATTGAACACTATCTCGTTATTAGAGAGATCAGTATCATCATATACGTTTCTTGTAATTGCGTTAATATTTAAATTTGCTGCAGGGTAGACATCCTGCACATATTCGCGTATAAAGTTAGTATTTGTCAGTCCAGGATTGCCAGATGGTGCAGTAACAAATGCGCTTATCACAGGAGTACCGTTCATTTCTAGTAAATTAAATTGATAAGCTTGTGCTGATAGGCTACTAGTATTTAGTGCATTATAACCAACACGGGTAAACAATACATGTCGCTTATAATCACCGTTATAAAAATCCGCTATAAAATTAACTCTGTAATTTGCATATGTGTCCTCGTATACAAGTCGAGACACTCTGTATATGTTACCGGAGAGAGTAGGTGAAAGGAAAGTTATACTATCTGCCGTTACGGTATAATCGAAAATAGGTCGTAACGACCTTTCATCAACTGTTACAATATAATCAGACGGTATAATTGAACCGCTATTAGATATTTTAAATGTTCTCGAACCATTGCCGGTGAGCTGAACAGTTTTTAATGATGATGTGTTGGATGTAAGAGTGCCAGATAATAGGAATTCTCTATTTTGCGTATATTTGTAAAATACGTTTTTACTTTGCAATATCCAAATATTGCCATCGAAATCTATATTAAAATCAGCGATGCTATTAGTGCCTGTTAAACTAAACGCGGTAGTTGTTACCGTCGTCGACGAACCAATATCACTCCATTCGAGAATTTTTGTTTTATCTTGTGTGAGATAATATATCTTATCTGAAATTCTACGTGATACAGTCCCCGGAGTAAAAAAGAAGGTATTGTTATATCTCTCTATTGTAGTTGCAAAATTTGTAGTAACGCTACCTGCTCCTGCCGCGAAATAAGCCGTATATTGAGCCGGGTTTAGAGCGGATATAGCGCTAGATTGCAAATTTACACCCAGTAATGTATATGCTGGTGCACTGGAGCACAAGATGTATGCTGTTGTATCATCATTTGTAAAGTCTAGAATACTTGAAAGAAAAGGTGAAAATGTCTCATTAACAGGATTATCGTCGCAGGTGTACTGTCGAAGCAGTCCGTCATTAAACACTACTGAATAATTTTCTCCAAAGTTAGAACGTATAAATGCACGCGGTGTAGACGTAAAGTTTATGCTCTTTATCTCTCTTAAATCAGTATTTAAAATACTGACACCTGTTACTGTATTTACAAGTACCGTCGGTGTGACGATATTTTGATTAAAAATACCAAACCCATCATCTAAGAAGTTGCCAAATATTTGATAACCTAAAGGTTTAGACCAATCACTGTTAAACATGTCAAAAGATAAGGTAAATTGATTTGATATTTGTATACTAGAGAGAGGATTAGAAACGCCATACGTTTTACCGTTAAAAACATATTCACCGTTGCGAACATCAGGAACAGCTGATGACTGATTGGTGTAATAAAATCTCTCTATCCCTTTATCGATAAGGTACGGTGTAAAGGTTTGAATAAATTTCACTACATCGTTCGGACCATAGTGATGATATGCGTAGTAACTACCAGACTCGAAAACAAGACTTGAAGGGGTATCAAAAACATCATCAGTTCCCGGTATGTTACCAGCTGCTTTAACCAAGCCTTGAAATACAGAGTCATATGAAATCGCGTTTAGTGATCGCGTTGTAAGAGCATTGATAAACGTAACTTTTGAAGGGTTATAGTATCTATCAACCCAAATAGGTTTAGTCTTTATATCAGAACTGCCCGAGAGCCAGCTGCATAAAAACGTTCCATTGGATTCGTCAATAACTTCACCGTACGGTGAAGTATATTTTGCGTCTGCAAGCTTTTTAAATATCTTATCTGACTTAACAGGGTGATCACCGGCTATAGCACCTGCCTCTATTAACCCTGATTCACTAATATTAATTTGTTTGAAAGGATATAATATCTGTGGAACATGAAAATATGTAACCTTATCTTTTGGTAGTAATATATCAGTAGTATAGGATTCATATCCTAGTGTAATGTTATCGTCACCGAAAATTTGGTTTGAACCTGTAAAAAGCTTTTTATATACACGCTGTTCCACATCACTTTCATTTAAGAAGAGCGATTTATTAGCTTGAAAGGGATTGTTTCTTGATTGTAAATTTTCTGGTGTATTAGTATTTTTAAGAGACAATGCATTAACACCGAGTTCAGTGCCGGTGACAGTACTGTATTCACTATTAATTAACAAATTTGTATTTACTGCCTTTGAACTACGTAACGGGTTTATGTTTTGTGTATTTGTTTTAAAATCGTTTTGATAACTTACCCATGAGTCAACCAGCTTAGTGTCATTAGGAATTTCAGATCTCGGTATACATGCAAAAATTGCATTCGGTGCATACGGTACTGTGTTGGAACCAGTGAGTGGCGGTACAGCTTCAAGATTACCGCTCAATGAATTATATGTTAAAAAGTACGGAACATCTTTTATTGTTTTTGATAAGACAAGAAAATCACCTTCTCTATCATATGTATACACAAAAATCTGCGGACTCAATTCACCTAGGTAATCTGTATTTGAATTGAAGGAGAAAAATAATTGATCATCTATATCACAGGTAAGATAGCGTACGGTATTCTGTACAACATGTTCAACCTTGCAATACCTACCATCGATAAATGTTATATCGAAAAAATATCTATTATCTATTTTCGAGCGTACCCCTGACATTGAAATAGATGCAACTGATTGTGTAAACACCGGCTCCTCTACAACCAGGTAACGTGTGTTATCATTAATACCACCAATTGCATTAACCGCTAAATAAGTGGTAAAACTATCGTCAAGAATCGGATCGAGATCTTCAATATATGCAACGCTTGATAATGCTGTTGCCTGTGTTAGAAATAGATTAGAGAAATTATTTGTCGAGCTGTCGTTTATGTCCGTAAAAACCTGCGCTAAAGGTAGAGAAACACCCTGTTCTGTATAGTATACCTCCTGATCAAATTTTACGGTTTTATCTGGAGTATAAGCAGTGGAGAGACCGATAAAGTTTGTAGAATTAAGGGAAATAACCTCCATGTCATTATTTATAATACATTAAACAATACACTAGTCAGTTCGCAGTGTTAAATTCCACTTATTAACAAGATAGTTTTGTACATTGGCTATAGAAACAGGATCAAGTGGTTTATTATATATTATAATTTCTGAAATCTCGGTATCTGTTAAGTAGCTATCAATATAGGCATTGCTTCTACCGAGTAACGCGTATACTAACTTTTTATCATACGTCCCTGGTTCTATATATTGCCCGGTTGGCGGGTAAAGAACTGTACTGCTATTAAATCCACCAGATAAAAAGCTACTCAGATTGTATTGATAGCTTTGATTGCGTCTTCGCGCTATCAGTGTATCAGCTGTTATATATGCTTGTGCGTTTAACGTACCGCTTACTGTTACAGAAAATAAGCTGTAAGCGGTAAGGTTTTGTGATATGTTGCTTATAGTTGTAGGTTGATATATACCACCGGAATCATCAGTCGCACTCGTTTTAAAATAATAACTTGTATCACCCTGCTCAACAGTCAATGCATTAGGTTGGTTAAATGAGATATTGAAATTAGGAACGTAATTCACACCATCACCTTGATCACCGGTAACTGGGTTTAGCTCCTCATTCATATTAAGGTCATAAGAAAATAGTGTACCCTCTACAGAATTAAGCCTCATTACCGCAAATACTGTATATCCGTTGTTTTCCACCACGGCATCGAAGCTATTAATACCGCGTAATGAATCGCTTAGTGCATATAGATACTTACCCTGCTCAAATAATACACTCTTTCTTAGTGAAGTAGACTGTGTTTGATATTGAAATTGTGGACTCGTGCCTACCACACCACCTACACCGGGTATATTCGGAATATCAGAGAAAAAGTTATTTTGATATGAACTCTTATCATACCATATAAGAACATTTTCGTATCGATCACGTGAAAGGGTTAAAGCATCTAGTGCATCAAGCCATAAAATTAAATTATCTTCATAACCTGCAAGTGTTTCAGGACTAAAGAAGGGAGGTGTTGTGTATTTTGCGTCTGTGGTACTTAAAACACGTGCTACAGTCAGATAATTAGGCTGCTCTACCTCAAATACATTTTGTGTCTCTGAAAGTCTGCTTTGCTGAGTGTTGCTAATAAGATGTGTACTATTAAAGTCGTAAATTGAGGCAGGTACGGTAGAAAGAGTTATATTAAAAACGTTTTCAACCATATTACCGTTTATTACTGTAATAATCGGATTATAAACTGTGGTACTATCTATACTTTGAGGGTAGTACTCATGGCTAACAGATATAGCGTTTGGATCACCAGCAGATAGTGTGTCACCCATTCGGAATTTCGGTACAATACTACGATTAACAGTTGTATTAGTACCGTCACCGAAATTATAAATTATCTTCAATATCGCTGCCTTACTTGTGTCGAGACCTGTAGGTGAAAAGGTAAGTGTATACGGTCCTTTGAGTGGTCCTATCTCTATATTTGTGACAGCTGTCTGTATAGGGTACCCCCATGGGTATATATTTTCGCTATCCGCGGTAAGAGCACCGGTATAAGATGTACCGACAAAAAAACCACCGTTCGCTGAATTTGGATAAACAAAGTTAATACCAAGAAGAGGATCTAGAAAGAGATAGTGGTCGAGTACCTGCGGTGGGTCGCTTGGTTGAATGCTACTTAGTGTTACTAGATAATTTCTCACTATCTATACTTAATTAACTAGATAACATATGACCAGTGCTTTTTATACCTAACTATTAGTAGCGATAATATCACTGACAATAGTGGCAGCTTGATCTATAGCATCGCTCCAATTACCAGGCTGCTGCTGTCTAACACACCAAACATTCTCATACCAAGGCGACATTCCTAAATGTGGTGTCGAGCACCATGTAAAATAATCTGCCATGTTACATAATACCACGGTTTTCTTACCTAATGCACCAGCTGCGTGTGCTATACTTGTACAACATGTAACAATAACATCACATGTATCAATTAATGCAAGGGTTTCTTCCCAGGTGTCATTCATATAATACGTCACATCTTTTCGCTCCTCCATGTAATTAGATCCTATATTAACAAGTTCACCGAATAATTTAAACGTATCAATAAAAATACTTTCAGGTATTGTTCTATGATTGTTCTCTGTGTAATTTAAATCACCTGTTAACTGTATGCCTATTCTTGGTCGGGATTTCGGTAGATACTGAGAAATATGTTCATTATTGGATGTTAAATAGGTGCGATTTTCAATATTATCCTTATCGAGAAGATAGGGTAAGCTCATCATCGGTATAAACCGTGTATCACCAGGTAGCGTGGTGTTGCTTGTATATGATTTTACACCAAAGACACGCTCAAAAACCATTGAGAGTGAAGTTGCTGTACAATAATATATATTCGTACAATACGGCTGTAGATCTTTTAACCAACGTGAAAAGATAATTTCATTGCCACATCCTGTTTCTGCAAAAACTACAATATTATCACATATTGTCTTACCATCCCAGATAGGGTAAGGGTTTTTTACATTCGAATTAAATCGATACTTACCATTTCTTCCTTTTTCTGTCAACAGAAAAGCTTCTTTGAAATCACCTTTTTTATGTGAAAACCACCCGAGAGCACGATACTTTATCTCACCCGATGCTTGTGTTTTAATGACATGTTCACACTCTTCATATTTACCGAGATAACGGAGATATATAATTTTATCGTAAACATTGTTTGTGTTATTAGACGGTATGAACTGTTCTTGATACAATAAAATATTATATGCAGTAACAACGTCACCGCTTAGAAAATAGCATTCTCTTGCACTTGTTAGCACAGAATAAACATTGCTAGGTTGCACATATTTACTTGCAATATCCAGTATTGCAGCAGCATCACCAAATCTTTTATTTTGATATAGCGACTTAGCTATTACATCAAAATAAACATCTATTGGCTCATCTTTATACCCAGGCATCCCAGAAGATTTCTCTATTGTATTGTTCATATAACTCAAGTCCTAAAAACTGAACACAGTTAACAGTAGTGCGTTCTAGTCTATTTTTAATTTTATGTAACCCTGGATGACCGGTTGCGTGATCATTATACTGTTCATTTTGAACAATACTTTCCATATTATGCTCAAATTTAGGTAACTCAAAAAACTCATAAATACGCTTTAACTGAGACTTAGGGGTATTACAAAATTTATTGTAATCTACAAATAAAAGTCTATCTAGATACCCTTCTATAACAGCATCCTTATGAGCTGCATGCGACAAACCGAGTACACCGTCAGGAGCAGAGTAATATAGAGCCCGAGTTGATACATTTGAAATACCGCTATCGCCTCCTATAATCCGTAGTGGATTATTTCTTCGAATTCTTTCAAATGACGTTATAATTTCTGCAGGGTTACGAACAGGACATAAAATCTTTATTTTAGCTTGAATAATATTTTCTATCAAACCAATCTTCGTTACCCACAATCTATCTTTATCAAAGATAATATCTTTTTTCGAAGATTTATGGTATCCTTGCAAAATTGACGTAAGTGTGTCTATCTTAGCAGTATCATTAGGGTACTCTCTATTCGCCTCCACACTCTCCCAGTTAATGTTAACTGCGTTTATAACTGTACATAATGAGCTCACCGGTGCCGCACCGACATGCGGATTTTGTTTTAAAATATTCATCATCATCGTTGAACCACTACGTGGTAGGCCGGCGACAAAATGTATTGTTTTCATTAACAATAATTATATATGAAATATATCTCTAAATCAAGCTCACTTCGCCTTTTATTACTCGTGTTAATTCGTGTTGTATTTTTTCAAATACATCATCCCATTCACCAAATACGGTCTGACGGAAGATTCGTGTGGTTTTTTTGTACCACGGTGTGTATTCGCCTTCATACGCCCAAATATGATACGGTAAGATTGGAACAATAACCCATGTCGGTTTTCCCATTGCTGATGCTAAGTGTGCTACGCTTGTACATGAGGTTATTACTAAATCCATATTTGCTATAGCTGCTGCAGTATCTATCCATGAAATTAAAAGATATTGTAAATCAAATATTTTATCAGGGAGTTCTATAACATCATTATCACGCTGAAAACTGTATAGCTGTAGTTGTGTATTGTGGTATAAATTAATTAGTTTCTCCGGCGGAAAGATTCTAAATTGCTGATGTTCAAATTGAGTACTACCACTCCATCTTATTCCTACCTTTATTTTGTCACTTATCACAGCTTGGCTCCATACAGCTGTATTGATATCCATGGGTTTTATATATGGATCGTTAGGTAAATCGTGATGAGAGTATCCAAAGAGCCACGAACAACTAAACGACGGTATCCAAAAATCAAAATTAATTAAAGGTATATCGGTATAGTCGATGATTTCATCTATCCCCTCTATTGAGGAGAAGAGAGGTATTAATGACGAGGAGCAGCACACAATACATCTAGCACCGAGCCTCTTTATATCTTTTACAAAACGAATATATATGATTTGATCACCGAGACCACCTTCCATGTTCAATAACACGGTCTTACCGTGGAGATCTTCGTGATTCCAAATAGGCTGTTCCGTCGGAATACGGTTGTTTCCATATACATTTAAAAGTCTACCTGCTTCAAGACATTTATAACCCTCTTGAAAGAAGCCTTTATATATTAAGAGCCATCCACGATTAAACATATGTCGTAGATTTGATGGTTCTGTTTCTTCAAGTTTCTCACTTATCGACCACCCATCATCAAATCTACCGCGCAACATCATATTAAGCTGCTGATCTATTAAGTGCATTATATCTATTATAAATATACAACACTACAAAAAAATCAATACCTTATACCTGCTATTGTATCACCGCCTATACTGATTTTTGACCACGACCAGGAGCAACTCCCAGCATCCATATTCGCCTGTAAACAAAGTTTATTGGCTGATGTAATCATAGCCTGAACAGGGTCATATAAATCGCAAAAGCGATATCCAGATCCACGCGCAACTGCGATACAGGTATCAACAGTAGCACTAATACTTGCAAATCTTGAGATCGTCCCTGCAGATCCTACAGCAACACATTTCCATGCACCTGCTATCTGAGAGGGAGTTGAAAAACAAGTGCAATTCGTGTTACATATAGGCCCATTACGGTTATACCCCCACCCAAATAGCGAGTTGTTTGTTGTTATTCCGAAAGATGAATTAAAGCCAGATTCAATAGAAGACCATAAACATGTGCCAA